TATGTCAGTATATTTGAGTGAGGTATAAAATGGCTAACTATAATTCTTTAGAAGATGTGGGCTTTAATAATGCTGCAAAAAAAGCTGCTACACCAGTAGCAACACCAACACCTACTCCTTTAAAAGATATAGGTTTTAATCTTGCTGCAGAAAGAGCTTCCAAGCCAGTAGCTCCACCAGTAGTCATTGCGCCAACCTATGTAGATGATATTTTTAAAAGAGATAAAGATACAGGAAATTATAAGAATGTCACTTCAGTTGTTACTAAACCAGCTCAGATTGTTATTAAAGCAGAACCAACAACTCCAGCAACTCCAGCAGTAAATTCTGTTGCCCCAGCAGCAACAGTAAAAACTGCACCAATTGACACAGTATTATTTAATGATGACTCAGTTCCAATTGAGGTAATGACTGATTTACTTTTTGAAAATATCGGGGGACACGAATTAATTAATATTGCACGTAATGATATTATAAATGGACAAAAAGTATCATATCAACCCATTAAGAATATTTCATCAATACAACAACAGTATAATCCTAATAATATTTTAGGCCTTCAGAATACTTCTGATAAATATTTTTCTAATTTTTCTATTAAGTTAGAAAATAAAATTCCAAATACTGGCAGTGGTCCAAATGGATCTAATGTTTATTTAGATAGTCAAACAGGAGACCTAGTTATTGAGACTGTAAATATAGAAAAAGATGAACAAATTGAGATAGAAATTACAATTGGTGCTACAATATATGAAGCGGAATTTGGAGAAATTACATCATGATAACTAATAATGGCAAAACCCTAATAGGAAAATATATGCTTGGCCAAGCACCAGCCTATGCTTCCTATATTGCCGTAGGTTGTGGTCCTACACCATTAGATACACCAGATGTAGCTGGAGATTTTTACCTTAAAGAATCGTTAGATTTTGAAATGTTTAGAGTTCCAATATCTTCTAGAGGATTCGTTAATGAAAATGGAACAAATAAAATTGTATTAACGGCAGAACTTCCAACGGAAGAAAGATATGAGATATCTGAAGTTGGAATATTCTCAGCAGGATCTAACCCATCTGCTGGAGCATATGATAGTAAAAATATTTTTGCATTTACAAATACTGAAAACTGGCAACATCATACGGAATCTGCCACATCATTAATCCCAACTATTCCAGTCCAGCTTGATACTGAAGATGATAACATTATCACAGGATCATATTTAATCAATTCATCAACAAAAGAATATAACGCAATAAACGGAGTGCTAACAGCAACACCTGTATTTCAATCAAATGCAGATAACTCAATTTTCTATAAACCATCTCGTGTCAATAGATATGAAAGGTGTAGATTTTTAAATAATATTATTTTTATAAAAGGTGATGATGCTAATTTAACAATAAGTGAGGATAGCGGACCAACACAAGACCATTTTGTAGTTGAGGCTGGATCAAACCACATTCATTTAACTGGAGCCAATATTGATTTTACAAAAAACTCACCAATCGATGAATTAAGATTAGCATTTTCATTGGTCAATAAAAATGGAGATTCTGTATCAATACCAGATACGGTTAGAATATTAGTTGACTTTGCGTCTACAGATTCTGGCACTGGAGAATATGCAAGATTTGAAGCAGAGATTAATCATGGAACTTCTGGAAATCCAGAATTAGTTCAAGATTTTTCAGATAATAGATATTTTGTAGTTTCAAAACAGCTACAAGAGTTATACACAAGTGCTAATTTTACTTGGGATGCTGTTACTGTTGTAAAAATTTATGCATCTGTAATTGATGGCGGTGTGCCATCTGGAGATTATTATGTTGCTCTTGATGCACTACGTTTAGAAAATGTTGCAACTATTAATCCATTATATAGATTAACTGGATATTCTGTAATAAAAACAGACGGTGCTGAAACAATTATTAAGTCTCCTAATACAAGTAATTATATTGAATTTAGATTTTCAATTGGTGTTACATAATGGCTGATGAAATTATTAAAAAAATTAAAATTAATCAAGATAGCCTTCCTACAATAAATAGCATTACTGAAAAATATGATGTTAGGTATCGAATTATATCTGAAGATAAAAACAGAACATCGCACTGGTCTCCTATAATTAATATTGATCCACAGTATACCTATGTGTCAGGAAATATATCTATAGCCTCATCTGGATTGACTACTGTAGCTTGGGATACTGTAACAATTAAAATAGGAACTCAAGTTATCAGACAGGCTAAAGATTATGATGTTTGGGTAAAATGGAGTAAGGCTGCTGGAAATGGAGACTGGAACTATGTCCAAAGAGTATCTGGTAATTCTATTAGTCTTGTTCATCCAAATACATTTTATATTAATGGAGTAGACCAAGCAGACGTTCCTAATAGAATTACAATAGAAATTTATTTAAAGGGTGAACCAATAACAAGGGATTCAGCAAATCTTTTGGTTTATAGCCCTGCAATGCACACGATCTAATGATATAATGGAGATATATGGCTAAAGTCCCGCTACCAGAAAGAGGTCAACCCCTAGATGTTACATACATCTATCAGTTGGCTGATACTATTAATGACCTGTCAACACAGGTTTCATCTGCGACCTATAATTATACAACAGTTGATACTGTTAGTGCAGGGAAGCAAAGTGTTAAAACATCAGAAGCTCGTCTAATTGGTGGGTATATAGAAGTAGCAAATAACTCTACAGTATCTGCAGGCAATGAAAAAACATTTGCCTATGACTTTCCAAGCGACTTTAAATATCAGCCTATTGCAACAGCCACAGCAGTGAATACTGGAAATACTCCTGCTGGACAAAATGTAAGTATTATATTAAAAACAGTTACAACTTCTCGTGTAGAAGGGGTTGTAAGATTTGGTGCTTCAGGAGATTTATCCCTGGCAGTAAACTTAATTGTTCTTGGTATTCCAAATTAACTAGGGGTGGTTTATGATTTTTTGCAAAAAATGCAAAGGCCGTATGTTTGTTGACAGACAATACAGCACGATTGATCATATGGAAATGTTTTGTGTTTTGTGTGGAGTAAGAGATTTTTTTCATCCACCGTCAGAAAGTGAGCGTGGTAGATGGATACTGCAAAAGGAAAAATTGAGAGCCAGAAATACAATAACGACCCTGTAATAAAAGGAAATCAAAAAATTTGGTTTTTAAACGGGGACTTAGTTAGACTACATCATAGCTCTCGTTCTACTGGAATGGTTACTGTTTATAACATTACTAAAGATAGAATTGAAACATGTTTAAGAACTGACTTTAGACGTAATAGACAAAGAGCATATACAGTTTCTGAGACTTCTAAGTTAATTAATCGTCATAGAAAATATATGCCAAGTTTAATTAAACGAGGAGTTATACCCCCACCAATGGGAGCTAGCTTTGATGGTAAGCGTGGATTTAAAATTAGGGCATATTATTCAGAAGATAATGTAAGAGAAATAAGATCTATTCTTGCAAGCATACATATTGGGCAACCAAGAAAAGATAAATTAATAACAAATAATAGCACTCCTACAAATCAAGAGTTGACACGTAGGATGGGAGACGGTATACTTACATATACAAAGACAGAAGATGGGCGATATATTCCAGTATGGAGCGAGAATATCTAAGTTCTTGTTTCTATGCTACAATTGTAATAACAAATAAAAAGGGTGGGTAAAATGGAAAACGATAATACAAAAGTATCTGTAACTCTTGGATATACTCTTAACCTTGGAAACTTTCAATCTTTACGTTTAGACCTTGGAATCATTGATTCAAAGCGTGATGGAGAGAATGTAGACCAAGCTTTTGAGCGTGTATACAAGTTTGTTGAAGACAAGCTAACTGATAAAATTAATGAAGCAAAAGCTGAAATAGCAGAGTAGTGGCCGAACGCAAAGACCGAATGGCTTTGCTTAGTAGGTTTAATAAATTATATCTACAGAAGTATCAGCAAAAGTCAGACATGAACCTTAATGTTGAACAATGGGCTGCAGATGGACTTGTTGAGTCTTATGGTATTTCAAGATGTTATGATCTTCTTGATTATTATTTTTCTATAGCACAAGATCCTTCGTGGAACTATTTTGCTTATAATGCAGAAAAGATTTTAAATGGCAAGGCAGAAATAGAGCAAGATAAAATAGAAAGACTAGAGCGCAGAAATATTGCAAGGAAGTGGTTAAGTGAATAATACAGAGGCTAAGTTAATAACTGCAGTATTAAAGGATAAGCAAATCCATGTTCTATTGCAGGCCAATGTAGATAATTTACTTAGGACACACAGCGACATCTGGAACTTTATTCGCTTATACTCTGAAAATAATCAATCACTTCCTCCAGTAGATTTAGTTAGAGAAAAGTTTAGAGATTTTGAACCAGTTGAAGGCATTGGCGCTACAAAGCATCATCTTGAAGAATTACAGGTTGAGTATTTAAATGACAGCCTAAAAGATATAATTAAAAATGCAGCAGGAGAAGTTCAGGGTGGTCAAGGTCCAAAAGCTCTTGAAACTTTAATTACTAAGACATCTGAACTAAAAAAGAATACTGCGTCTATTAGAGATATTGATGCCACTGATCTAGAATCTGCAGTTGCCTATTATGAAAATGTTCAGAAACAAAATGAACTAGGTCAAGTTGGTATTAAAACTAATCTTCCAGGATTTGATAACTATCTTCCATCTGGAATTATGCCAGGACAACTTGGTGTGTTTCTTGCCTATCCAGGTATTGGAAAGTCTTGGATGGCTTTATACTTTGCAGTTCAGGCATGGAAGCAAGGCAAGTCACCACTTATTATTTCTCTTGAAATGTCTGAGACAGAAGTTCGTAATCGTATTTTTGCAATTATGGG